AATAATATTATGGCTGAATTATTTGGATTTTCTATCACTCGTCAAAAGAAGACGGCGGATCCAAAACAAAGCTTTACACAGCCTCAAGCGGATGATGGTACACAAACCATCGCCGCTGGGGGTTATTTTGGTCAGTACCTTGACATGGAAGGTACTGCTAAAACAGAGCAGGACTTAATCCGAAGATATAGAGAAATAGCATTACACCCCGAATGTGACATGGCAATCGAAGATATTGTCAATGAAGCAATCGTGGCTAACGAACTAAAGGATGCTATTCGTTTATCATTGGAAGAAGTACCATTCGGAGCTGAAGTTAGAAGAAAAATAGAAGATGAGTTTAAAGAAGTATTAAGGTTAATGAACTTTGATACAAAAGGTCACGACATATTTAGAAGATGGTATGTTGATGGCAGAGTTTATTATCATAAAGTAATAGACAGAGAATCACCTAGAAAAGGTATCACAGAGTTAAGATACATTGACCCTAGAAAAATTAAGAAAGTTAGAGAAGTAAGAAAGAAACGACCTGATGGTCCTATGCCACATGGCTTAGCAATCATTGATGAGTTTGAAGAGTATTACTTATTTAACGAAAAAGGAATTGCAGGTACAACATCTGGTGGTATTAAAATTGCACCAGACACAATCGCATTTGTACCGTCTGGAATGATTGACCAGAATAAAAATATGGTGTTATCATATTTACACAAGGCAATCAAACCAGTTAATCAATTAAGAATGATTGAAGACGCTACTGTTATTTACAGAATCGCAAGAGCGCCTGAAAGAAGAATATTCAAGATTGATGTAGGTAATTTACCAAAAGTAAAAGCTGAACAATACCTAAGAGATGTTATGGCAAGATATAGAAACAAACTTGTCTATGACGCACAAACAGGTGAAATCAGAGATGACAGAAACTATATGTCTATGTTAGAAGACTTTTGGTTACCAAGTAGAGAAGGTGGTAGAGGTACAGATATTACTACACTACCAGGCGGACAAAATCTTGGAGAAATTTCTGATATCGAATACTTTAGAAGTAAACTTTATAGAAGTTTAAATGTTCCAGCTAGTAGATTAGAAGCAAGTCAAGGTTTTAACCTTGGTCGTTCTACAGAAATTACTAGAGATGAACTTAAATTTACAAAGTTTGTTCAAAGATTGAGAAAGAAATTTACTGAGTTATTTAACGATATATTAAAAACTCAGTTAATATTAAAAGCGGTCATCACAGAGGAAGACTGGCATACATTACGAGACCACATACAATATAACTTTTTGCAAGATGGACACTTTGCTGAACTCAAAGAAAGTGAAATGCTTTTAGAGAGAATACGAGTAGCAAACGAAGTGAGAGATTATGTAGGTAAGTATTATTCAGTAGAGTATGTTAGAAAAAATATTCTTAAACAATCTGATAGAGATATGGAAGATATTGACAAACAGATTAAGAAAGAAATTGATGACGGCATAATATCGGCACCAACGGAAGATATTCCAGGTGGCGGTGGAAACTTATAGGAGATAAAAAATGAGTGAACACATTAAGAAATTTGTTGACGATTTGTCAAACGGAAATAATGCAGACGCAGGCGAAGCTTTTAAAGACGCATTAAGAGCTAAGGTTGCAGATAGTTTAGACCAACATAGAATAGATGTTGCAGGTAAAATCTTTAGTGATGTAGAGGCACAACCATTTAGTGACCCTAAACCAGCAGTAACAGACCCAGCACCTGAAACAGAAACTATGATGGACACACAAGGTAATGAGATTGCTTTTGAACCAAATGGTAATGAGCAACCAACACCTGAAAGTGAAGTACCAGCAGAGGCACCGGCAAATGATGAAAGTCAACCAGCTACTTAAACAAAATGTAGTTGACACAGAAACTTTTAGTCAATTACCACCTAAACACAAAGAGGTGGTCAATGACTTCTTTAGTCAAGTAAATTATGACAATGTTGATGTTGTAAAAGAGGTTGAAACAACTATAGATAAAGTTGCTCTTAAACATAATGTACAAACAAATGTTGTCTATGATTACATGGACAAGGAATTAGGAGTATAAACATGGCGTGGGTAGATGTAACAGGTTCAAATTCAGTTTGGCAGTATGAAAATTCTGCTACAGCGGCTAACACATATTCAGATTCAGGTGCAGGTGCAAACTCTGTATTCTCTGGTGGTGTAAGAACTTATACTAAACCAGGTACAAGTGATACTGTGGCCGTTTATGCTAGAACTAGAAAAAAAGGTACTACTGTTGAAAGAGGCGAGTTAAGTAAAACATATTATGACAATCAATAGTACACAACTAGTAGATGATGGTTTTAAAGTAATCAATAAGGTTACTGGTGCTCGTAATGAAAACGAGAAACTAATAGAGTTAGATAACTTAAAAGGTTCTACAAACGAATCTGAGATATCAATTGCAAATGCATATTATGAAGTAGAAGGCACAGGCACGGTAACATTGCAATTTGATGATAAGAGTTTAACAATGACAGGCATAGACAACTACGGTCTAAAACCTGTAGAAGAAAAAATAAAAGGAACAGGCGATATTCAAGTAACAACAGACGGTTCAGTAGATAAGTTTAGTTTGTTATTAGAGTGTCATAAAGAAAAGGGATTTAGTAATGGCTGATTTAGTTACAACACAAACAATTGCTGATACATCTGGAGTTAAGTTTGTTACAAAACTTACAAACTTTTCAGATGGTACAGGAGAATCTTTAGTTAAAAAGATAGACGCTTCTGAGGTCACATTTATGTCCGAAGATGGTAATAGAAAGATTGCAAAGATATGGTACTCAATTAATACGGCAAATTCTAAATCTGCTGTTGAGATTGTATGGGACGGTGCTACAAATGCAACTGCTTTGTTATTGAGTGGTAACGGATATTGGGACCTACGAACAGCAGGAGATGAGATAGTGAATAACGCTACTACACCTACTGGAGATGTCTTATTATCAACGAAAAACTTTGCTACCGGTGATAATTACACTATTATTGTAGAGTTTAGGTAATAAATTGTATAAATAGTAATACGAGAACAGAGAGAGAACATGAAATTAATATCGGAAGAAATTCAAGACGCTGAATATTTGGTTGAAGAAACCAATGGAAAAAAGGCGTACAAGATTCGTGGTGTCTTTTTACAAAGTGATATCAAAAACAGAAATGGTAGAATTTACGAGAATGCTATCCTTTCTAACGAGGTAAATAGATACACAAAAGAATTCATAGATAAAAAAAGAGCCTTTGGTGAGTTAGGACATCCTGACGGACCAACAGTTAACTTAGAGAGAGTGTCACATATGATTACATCTCTAACACCTGAAGGCAAAAATTTTATCGGTGAAGCAAAAATCATGGACACTCCATACGGTAAGATTGTAAAAGGTCTTATTGATGAAGGCGCTCAACTAGGAGTATCTTCAAGAGGTATGGGTTCTTTGGTTCAAAAGAACGGTGGTAACTATGTAGGAAAAGACTTCTACTTGGCTACAGCCGCTGACATTGTAGCAGACCCCTCTGCTCCAGACGCTTTCGTTGAAGGCATTATGGAGAATAAAGAGTGGATTTGGGACAATGGCGAAATAAAAGCAAAGGATATTGAAGAGTATAAGAAGTATATCGAGAGAGCAAAGTCTATTCAATTAGCAGAAGCTAAGGCGAAAGTATTTGCAAATTTTCTTGAAAAACTTTAATCTTATAAATATCTATTAATTAGAGAAAAATAACTAGTTATTTTTAAAAAAGGAGATTTCTCAAATGGCCGATACAGAAAACAAGTTAGAGGCGTTAGAGCAAGAAGCAGTAGCCGAGGCGAATGCCCAAGCGGATGCTCCTAAAAAGAATGCTGTAGCGGCTGAGCCGAACCATCTGAAAAATGATGCTGAAGACTTAGGCGCAGCTGTTGTTAAACCAACTGACAGCAATCCTGACGCAACTAAAAAAGTTAAGCAAGTTTCTGGACAAGCTCCTCAAAAATCACAAGGTAGTGCTGACTCAATGCCAAAATTAGCAGGTCACAATACTAAGTTAGAGGGTACAGAAGCTGAAGAAGGTTCGGAAGAAATCAAGGAAGGCGAAATGCCAAAGGCTGCTCTTGACGCTTTGAAAAAGCATAAAGAAAAGTCAGAGGATAAAGAACCAGCAAAAGACAAGAAAGAAGTTGAAGAAACTTTGCACGCTGGTGAAGATTCTAAAATGGCAGACAAGAAGAAAGAAGTAAACCAAAAGACTGCTAACATTAGCGCTTCTTATGGTATGAAGTCAGCTTCATATCACAAAATGAAAAAAGAAGAAGTTGATGAGCATGTGGATGCTTTAATCGCCGGACAAGATGACTTATCCGAAGAATTTAAAACAAAAGCTGCAACTATTTTTGAATCAGCAGTAAACTCTAAAGTTAAAGAGATTGCTGAAACAATGGAAGTTGAAGTTAAAGAAACATACGAGCAAGATATTGCTAAAGCAAAAGAAGAACTAACTGAAAAAGTTGACAGTTACCTATCATATGTCGTTGAAGAGTGGATGAAAGAAAACGAAATCGCTCTTGAAAGAGGTATTAAAGGTGAAATCGCTGAAGACTTTATCACAGGTCTTAAAAAACTTTTCGCTGAGCATTACATTGATGTTCCAGATGAAAGATACAATGTGCTTGAAGACCAAGCAGCTAAAATTGAATCTTTAGAAAAGAAACTCAATGAGCAAATTGAAAAAAATGTTGAATTAAACAAGGACAATGCAGTAAAGACAAGAAAAGAAATCATGTCTGAAGTTGCAAGTGACTTGGCTGATACAGCAAAAGAAAAATTTGTTAAACTTGCCGAAGAAATTGAATGGTCTGACGCAGACTCTTTCAAAACTAAGTGTGCTACTATTAAAGAATCATACTTTGGTATTAAGGAAGAAGTTAAAGACTCACTACATGATGTGGCGGCTGAAGGTGAAGCTTCTAACGAAGATTTATCTAAAGCAATGGCTGCTTACACTGCCGCTATAAGCAAAACAAAAGATATTAAAATATCTTAGTATAACCGGACAAAGGGAGAAAATTAAAATGTACTTATCCGAAACACACGAAAAAAAATGGCAGCCTGTGTTAGAACACCCTGATTTACCAGAAATCAAGGATTCTTACAGACGAGCCGTTACATCAGTTATCTTGGAAAACCAAGAGAGAGCTGCTAAAGAAGACCAAGCATTCTTGTCAGAAGCTGCGCCTACAAACGCAACTGGTTCAAGTGTTGCAAATTGGGACCCAATCCTAATTTCACTTGTTAGACGAGCTATGCCAAATCTTATCGCTTACGATATCGCAGGCGTACAACCTATGACAGGTCCAACAGGACTTATCTTTGCAATGAGAAGTAGATACACTAATCAAACTGGTAACGAAGCTATGTTTGATGAAGCTGATACAGACTTCTCTGGAAGAAATGCCGCTGGTTCAGCTGTTGATGGTTATTCATCTACTGCTAACTCTGGTACTAATCCAGGTGCTCTAAACGACTCACCATCTGCTGGTACTTACACAACTGGTACAGCAATGACTACAGCAGCTGCTGAAGCATTAGGTGATGACTCTGGTAACGCATTTGCTGAAATGGCATTCTCAATCGAGAAATCGACTGTTACTGCTAAATCAAGAGCGTTAAAAGCAGAGTACACAATGGAACTTGCTCAAGACTTAAAAGCAATCCATGGTTTAGACGCTGAAACTGAACTTGCAAATATCTTATCTGCTGAAATCCTTGCGGAAATCAACAGAGAAGTTGTAAGAACAGTTTACACAAACGCAGAGAAAGGTGCTGCTACAAACACAACTACAGCAGGTATCTTTGATTTAGATACAGACTCAAACGGAAGATGGTCTGTTGAAAGATTCAAAGGACTTATGTTCCAACTTGAAAGAGATGCGAACAGAATTGCACAAAGAACAAGAAGAGGAAAAGGTAACATGATTATCTGTTCAGCTGATGTTGCTAGTGCGCTTCAAATGGCTGGTGTTTTAGATTACACACCTGCTCTTAACAACAATTTGAATGTTGATGACACAGGCAATACTTTTGCTGGTGTTCTTAACGGCAGATTTAAAGTATATATTGACCCATATAGTGCAAACAGCTCAGCAACACAATACTATGTTGTTGGTTACAAAGGAACTTCTCCTTATGACGCTGGTATGTTCTATTGTCCATATGTTCCACTACAAATGGTGAGAGCAGTTGGTCAAGATACTTTCCAACCGAAAATTGGCTTCAAGACTAGATATGGTCTTATCGCTAACCCATTTGCTGAAACAGGTGCCGCTTCAGGTGCAGTATCAGCTGTGGACAACGCTGGTTCTGCTAACTCAAACAGATACTACCAAAGAGTTAAAGTTACTAACTTGATGTAATATCTTGTAGAGTTTTCTACAGAAACATTAAAGGGCGCTTCGGCGCCCTTTTTTTTGGCCTTCCTCCAGGATGGATAAATAATAGTATGACAACGACAAACGCATATTCAAGACAACCTACAAAGTTTGACTACGC